GTAATTTACGTTTAAAAGCAGTAAATATGGCTTGTAGATACCTTAATTGGCGAAATTACCCAGCAAACACGTTGGGAGAACCTGCCGCAACCGAAGTACATCCTGCTATTGCGTCTCCAACCCTGCCCGTTCCTACGTTATTGGTTTTGACTGTTGCTGATCCTGTAGCAATTGGTGCCGAGTGTGGTGGACATGGAACACCTGGTAATAGATGTGTAGTGTTTACATCACCCTGTCTTGAAACTGGAATGTTGTTAGCAAATACATTTGGAGAACCAACTGCTCTTGTCATTCCACTACAATGTGCAACGTCGGCATCACCTACTCTAGTTACTGCTGGCATATGATCTCTCCCTCTTTACTAATTCTTGTAACCTTGAATTCCACTTTTCTATTTCTTCATGCTGTTCAGCAGTATGTGGTTCTGGTGGAACTTCTGGTACAAATTTTATTATATGGTCAAACTCATTTGGTATAGAATCAAAGTCTGTATATGTGACTAACTTACCTTTGTCCTTTATAACAAATTCGTGCATACTAATATTTATGTAAGATTATTTGCGAACTAGATCTGCCATACCAGCTGGTGCTTGTACAATGTTACTTGTCTGTTTGGTATATGCGTCTGCAAATTCTGGTCTTGTCTTGTGTACTAAAGTAATTGCTTGATGCTTAATTGTATATGATTTACCCATATCAGCAGTAAACAAAAACTGTTGTAAGCCAATACCTTTTTCACTAGCAACTAGTGTAAGTGGTTTGTTTACCTTAATGCTCTTGTCGTCATCTGCTTCAAACTTACCTACAAGTTCTTCACCTGATGTAAGTTTTATGGTAACAACATCTCCTACTTTGTATGCTGGTTCAATTAACATAATTTCTCCTAGTGTTCGTGGTTCATACCATGGTCATCCATGTGCTGAACTAATTGTTCATACCCTCCTACATACTTACCGTGTAAAATAATCTGCGGAGCAGTTCTTGGCATAGGTAATCCATTAACTTCAAACTCTTTCATAAGAGTTTCTACTTGGATATCCTTTCCAATTACACTTTCAGTATAAGGAATCTTCTTGCTTGTTAAAAGTGCTTTTGCTTTTACACAAGAAGGACAATTAGGTTTAGAATAGACAACGGTAGTGCTAGGAGTAGCTTCTCTTGTTTCCATTATAATTTAAATCCTTTGAGTGAATCTGTGCTTACGTCTTGTTTGATACCACCAACAATGTAACTTTCTACTTCTGTTTCCTGTGGTGCTACTTGTAACCCTGATGAACTCAACCAGTGTTGTGTCCATGGTAGGGGATTCTGTGTTGAAGGAGTATCAAAGATTGGTTTGTATCCTAATGCTTTTAATCTTTTGTTAGCAATAAACTCTACATAGTTTCCTAACAGTTTTTCATTAAGACCAATAATTGATCCGTCTTTCATTAAATGATGTGCCCAAGCCTTTTCTTCATTAACGCAGGTCTTCCACATCTCATAAACTTCTTGCTCACATTCTTTGGCAATAGAAGCAAACTCTTTATCATCTTCTCCACGCATCCAGTTCTTAAGAATGTGTGTGCTTAATGCAAGGTGTTGGCTTTCATCTCTAGCAATCAAACTAATGATCTTTGCTGAACCTTCCATAAGTTTAAGTTCACCAAATGCAAACGTACAAGCAAATGAAACATAAAAACGTAATCCTTCTAAGATGTTTACGTTCATCATTGCTAAGAATAATTTCTTCTTAACATCTCTCATTGTGCCTTTCTTTAAGTGTACAAACTTATCAGCGGCTTCTGTAAACGAATCATAGTTTTTAGTAACACTAATTGCACGTTCAATAATTTTATCATCTTCTAAGATAGTATCTAATACTTCTGATGGATCAGCATATACATTCTTCATGATGTGTGTATATGAACGACTGTGAATAGTTTCAAAGAAGTCCCAAGTAACAATACAACCTTCTAGCTCAGGTAAACTTACGTGTGGTAAGAAAGCTAAACATGGTCCTCTACCTTGTACACTATCAAGTAGTGTTTGATATTTTAAGTTAGCAGTAAAGATATGTTTCTGTTCCGGACGGAAGTTTGCATAATCACTTCTGTCTTTTTGTAAGCTAACCTCTTCTGGTCTCCAAAAATAACCTAACATTGTTTGATTTAATTTATCAAACACAGGGAACTTAAACACATCATATCTCTGTGTGTTTTGATCCGGTCCAAAGAACATTGTTGACTTTGTAAAGTCTACTTTCTCTCTATTAAATACTGTCTTCGCCACTGCTTCTTACCTTTCTATATAGCACAACTGTCACAAACTTCTTCTTCATCTTCAAGTGGCTTACCATCAGGTAGTCCAACTTGTGGTTCAAAAGTATTTGTAGTCTCTGTCTTAATTTCCTCTTCACTTGGATCACTCTTGAAATCATAAGTGTTTTGATAGTATGATGTTTTCCATCCATACTTATATGTTGTTAACATATCTTGTAACATAACACTCATTGGAACTTCATTGTTCTCAAAGTGAGTTGGGTTGTATGACCAATTACCACTAATGGCTTGATCAAAAAACTTCTGCATTACTGCAACGATATTTATGTAACCTTCGTTGCTTGGCATATCCCATAACAAAGTATAGTTATTCTTTAACGTTTGATACTGCGGAACAATCTGCTTAAGAGGCCCTTTTTTCGACTTCTTAACGGACAAGAACCCTCTAGGTGGCTCAATTCCGTTCGTGGCGTTCGACACAATGGAACTGCTCTCCGAAGGCATCTGTGCGGACAATGTGCTGTGCCGTAAACCGTGCTCTCGTATGTCATTGCGAAGAGAATCCCAGTCATATTTTAATGTAATTGCACAAACCTCGTCCAACTCCTTTTTATAAGTATCGATCGGAAGTATACCGTCACTGTATTTAGTGCGTTCAAAATATTCGCACTTACCTTTTTCTCTTGCTAATTCATTACTTGCTACTAACAAATAGTATTGAAATGCTTCTGATAGCTCATGTACTTTTGTAAGTGCTTTCTTATCGTTGTACTTGCAACCTTGCTTTGCTAGATAGTGTGCAAGTCCAATGTATCCTACTCCTAGTGAACGTCTTGCTTTGGTACTAACCTCTGCGGCTTTCACTGGATACTTCTGATAATCAATCACTTCGTCTAAAGCTCTTACAGCCAAGTTACATAGGTCTTGTAATTCTTCTAAGTCTTTTAGTGTACCTACATTGATTGCACTTAAAATACATAAAGCAATTTCGCCTTCTGGATCATCAATATGTTGCAAAGGTTTTGTAGGTAATGTAATCTCTTGACATAAGTTACTCATGTAAACTGTATCTTTAAATGAACTGTGTGTATTAGCATGATCAACGTTCATAATATAGATACGTCCTGTTTCAGCTCTCTCTTTGATTAGAGCAGAAAATAATTCCATTGCTTTTACTTTACGTTTTCTTAATGAAGTTTTACGTTCATACTTCTCATATAGTTCTTCAAACAGTTTTTGATCTGAATAAAATGCTTCATATAAATCTGGTACGTCATGAGGTGAAAAAAGAGTTATGTCGGAGTCTTTCAAAAGTCTCTCATACATTAGTTTATTAAGTTGAATTGAATAATCTAATCTACGTACTCTATTATCCTCAGTACCTTTGTTATTTTTTAATACTAGGATGTCATCTATCTCATAATGCCAAATAGGGAAGTGGGTAGTTGCATTACCTCCACGTACACCGTTCTGTGTACAACATCTTACAGTTGATTCGAATTTCTTTAGAAACGGAATCAAGCCAGTGTGTGCAACTTCTCCTCCTCTAATTTTAGAATTGATAGCTCTAATACGTCCTGCGTTTATTCCGATACCTGCTCTTTGTGCCGTGTATCTTCCAATAGCCATGTCACTGCTAAAAATAGAATCAAGGGTGTCATCACTGTCAACAAGAACACACGAAGCAAACTGTCTAAGAGGTGTACGTACACCGGCCATGATTGGCGTTGGGATATTGATTTTAAATAGTGAGGTCGCATCATAATATCTCCTTACGTAACTCATACGTGTTTTTTCTGGATAGTCTGCAAATAATGTTGCCGCGATCATCATATACATTACTTGTGGTGATTCATATATCTCACCTGTGCTTCTATCTTGTACAAGATATTTGTCTACAATTTGTCTTAGCCCTGCGTAAGTAAAGTTTTCATCTCTATTATGCTTGATGTATTTGTTTAATTGTTTTAATTCTGTTTCAGTGTACTTGTCTTTGATTGACGGATCATATACACCACGTTCAATGTTTCTATCAATTACCTTCATTAAAGGTACTGCATTATATTGTCCAAATGTTTCCTTGTAGATAGGATACAATAATAACCTTGCCGCGGCATATTGATAGTTAGGATTTTCCAACGAGATCAAATCGTTGGCGCTTTTAATTAAAATTTCTTGTATTTCTTCTGTGGACATTCCATCATAGAATTGAATGTTTGCTGTCATCTCAATCTGTGACGCACTTGTTCCTGATAAGCCTTCGGTGGCTTCTTCAACAACAAAGTGGATTTTACTAATGTCCAGGGGCTCTACTGAGCCGTCGCGTTTTTTGATGTGTATACCGACGCCATTTGACATTCTCTATTGCTCCTGTTAATTTTTAATTCACTAATTCGTAATGATAAAGTATTTATTGTAACGTCGGCATCTTATAAATGCGTTGTGAAACAAAATGTGTGGGTAATTCATTCTTTTGAACAACCTCGTTATATTTGTAACATAATACACTATTGTTAATGCAAACAGGATAACATAATTCCTCATTACTGTAGTCCATAACTATATGTATCTCGAACTCACTCCGAGAAAACCTATTAGTTAATTGTAAAGTGTAACACACTCCGAGGCTGTTTGTCAAGTCGCAAATGCTGTTTTGAGCAAGAAGTTCCCAAGGAGTGGGCCAAGTGCTTTGGTCCCATGGGTCAATACCTAATTTACTTCTTGGAATCTTGTTGTAATAATCTATTACATCTTGGAAAGGATTAAGACTTACCTCTAGTTGTTCTCTAAACCTAGTCCAGTTAACGAGCTTTATCTCGTATTCTTTGTTTGGCATATTACGTTTTGTAATGTACTTTGAATAATATGTCACCTGTGTCACTCGTTGTCGTGTTCTTCATTGCTACAACCAGTGTATCATTTGTTCCGTCAGTGTTTTCATCTGTTAATGAAACACTAAATTCTATGTTATATTCATATGCACTAGCACCTAGGTATGTAAAGTTATCAGTTACTTTAGATGTGTTGTCGTTTAAATTAACAAGTATATCCAAATGCCCTTCTCTTACTGCATTTACCTGTGAACTTTTGTATATGTAATCTACAACTATGTTTCTAGTAGCATAGCCTGGAAATTTTAATACTCTAACTGCGGAGTTTTGTTGTGTTACAGGGAATCTATAACTAAACTCTAAATCAAATACTCCTGGTCCTTCAACTTCTGGAACATATCTATACCCTGACATAAAGTTTTGATCATAACTTAAATTAGCAGTTCTATCAAACCAGTCATTGCTAGATGAGTTAGAAAGAGCAGTACCGTCTGTAAATTTAATAATGCTGTAAACTGCATTACCTTCAGTACCACCGTTATTACCTACACTAATAAACTTATTATTAGTTGAGGAATTAAATTGTCCTTTGTTTACCCACAATGCTTGTCTATCAATATCATGGAACTGTGAATTCTGCACAAGGTTTCTTTGTGGTCCTGTTGCCATTCCAACTTGCCCTATGCTTGTATTTTCTCCGTAAACAATTCCGTATCTTAATGTATCGAACTCACAACCGTCAAATGTATTTCCAACTACGTCAAAGTCTGAATGCACTCCAGTTGCAAATCCTTTCATATGAATGTCATAAAATTTATTTCTGTTACAAGATACTGCTGTGGATAAACTATTCATTCTAATAGCAACCTGGTTTGATCCTGGTGTTGCCCCACTTGTCCATCCACCTGTAATTTTTAAATCTTCAAATGTACTATCCTTACAAGATGTTAGCAATACACCTGTGTTAGTAGTATTTTGTACTAATGTTAAACCTTTTAATGTAATCTTATTAGCTTGGTTCAATGTTGTGCTTGAACTGTCTTGTGCATAACTTCCTGGTGTTGATCCTGAGTTAACAGTTTCAAATACAGGAGCATTGGCACCTTGTGTAATTTTGACTTTGTCACTTCCTTCACCTACCACAGTTGCGTAAGGCGGAAGTTTTAAACTTGCACTCAATAAGTATTCACCTGCTGGTATTGTTAATGTAACTCTACTTGCAGTTGATCCTTTAGTTGCACTATTAAGGTATAATTGGTCAATAGCTCTTTGTAATACTACTGTTTGATCTGAACCATCACCAGTTGCACCATATGACTTAACACTTACACGTTCGTCTAATACTTCTTGTAATGTTCTTGCAGTAGGCAACATAGCAGTTGCACCTGTCTGCATTGTAGAAACTTCTTTTTGATAAGTGTATTGATCTGCGAAACTGAATAAGTTATCGTATTGTGTTAAAATCTTTGTATTACCTACAGCCGGAGATCCTTCTGATACTGAACCATTACCTATGAATAGTTCACGGGTATCAACTGCCCAACCAAACTCACCACCTGCTAATTGTGGTACACCTGATCCAACGTTCTTTTGACCTCTACGTACTTGTATTCTTGAAATTTGTACTATTGCCACTTACTTGCTCCTTATACATTGTATTTATGCGAAACGGTCATAGTACATATACACACGATCCCACCATTTTGACTCCCAAGCCTTAAAATCTTCTGGCCATAAGTCAAATTGCTGATATTGTCCGTCACGAGAACACATAAAAACGTGGCCTTCTTGTATGTTAGTTCCGTATATCTCGTTGTGGGCTAGTGCATAGGCAGTTAATTGTAGTTTGTAATCATCTACCCATTCTTCCTTTTTAGGCTTATTAGTTTGTTTGAAGTCCATGATACATTCTTCGCCTTTAAAGACGCCTACGAGGTCTGTAGTGCCGGCGTAAATCTTCGGGTGGTATAAAGCTACCTCAGAACCCCATATTTCGTTAATATTAGCTAATGCGTGGTCTTTTATCTGTGTAGCCATGTTATTAGCTTGTTGGCTATATGGATTACTTCCTGCCTGTGGCCATTCACCTGTATCGATATAATCTTCTAAAAATTTGTGCATACGAGTACCAACACTTGCGGCCTCTGTAACAATCTCTTGTGCTTTCTTTTCTCCTACTCTTTTACGCCATTCTATAAGAGCAGTTTTATCTTTGGTCTTATCAAGTATAGTTGTTACACTTGCAACACTATTACCATCAGGACAAGCATATAAACGTTTGCCTTCTTTAGACTCTTTCTTAATTTCTTCGTAATTAAACTTCTTTTTGATCAGGCTCATTAGGCTCGCTCCATTTGGCTTTGTAATTAATAACTAGACAACGTCTATCATATTTGTAAGGATAGGTTGCATGATTAACGTTCCCATTCATAATTATAGTCTTGCCTGGACTAGGTGGAAACTCATGAAACTCTATCTGTGTATTAGGGTGTGCCATCATTGTAACAAGACATCCGTCCTGTGTAAACATTTCATCTTCTTTCTTGTTATCAAAATACATAACAGTACTAATCAAGTCTTCCTTGTTTGTATGATTGTGTATGCCTTGATAACCATATGGATTATATGTTATAAACCAAGATTGATCGGCACTAATGCTTTCTATTGGAATGTTTTGTCCTTGTACTTTTTCTAATACCCACTTCTCATAACCAAGTGGAATGTTTTTTAAATCTATACTGTTCTGTGTTCTATCTGGATACTCTGTTGTTTCAGTAAAACTTCTTAGCATTATATGAAGCAGGTTCTCCCATTCAGGGTATTCTGTTTCTATAATAAATTGTCCTGAAGCAAAGTAATTATTATCCATGATTCATTCCTGGAGGTACATCAGGGTTGAGTGTATGTATTAGTCCAGGTATCTCTTCGTCCGGATCAAAATATTCAAAGTCAAAGTCTACAACAAATGTTCTACGTGGAGCCTTTGCAGGATAAACACCGTGCCATACTCTACCGTCCATGATAACTGTTCTACCTGGGTAAGGTCCAAACTGTGTCATTAATTGTGTGCCATCTGGATTAGGCATTAAAGTATATAACATACCATTATCAGCAGACTGTTCGTTAGTTCCTGTAGTAGGTTGTGAGTCCATAGCCATTACCATACTAATACATAATGGTCCGTGATTATGTATTGCTTGATATCCGCCATCATTGTAATCTACACACCAACACTTACTCACCTTAATACTTTTAACTGGTACCATGTTACGTCTTATCTGTTTCATTACCCAGTTTAATAATTTGTCCCAATTAATTTTATCAAACTTGTTTTGATCAATAGGTGGAAAGTTAGATCCTTTGTTATCAGGATTAACATCAAAGGTTGTTTCGTTTAATGTTTTAGAACTAGGAAAGCCTTTTTGTTCAGGAGTATCTGGATTCATCTTATCTGAACGCACTACACTACCACCCCATTCAGGTAAGTTCATAGGAGTAACATCATATTGATATCCTCTAAATGTAGTTTTAATTTTACTTTCGTCTTCTCCTCTGTATTCTTCGTTTTCAAATAGTGTGAGGAACTCATCATAGAACGGACACTTTGTATCTATAATCCATTGATTACTTGCACTATGAAACTCTGTGCTTTGATTAGGATTTTGTCTTTCAAAGTATGGTGTTCTGTGTTCAGTTTTTTCTATTGCCATTACTCTTCCTTTCCCCAGCCACCTGGGTTTTCCCAACTTGTATAATAAGGATCATTAAAGTTAGGATCGTCCACACCCTCTACTGCATTAACTTCAGGTACATAATGTTTTAGCATATTCTCTACGCCTAACTTTAATGTTACTGAACTACTAGCACAACCAGAACAAGCACCTGACATAAGCATCAATGCAACGCCTGTGTCCATATCAAAGTCTTGTAACTTAACAACACCACCGTGCATTTCTACACTAGGTTGAATGTTCTTTTCAACTATGTGATTAATCTCTTCTACAATTTGTTCTTTTGTTCTGTCCGTCATAGTATTATGTTATTTCTATCTCTACCATCACAGTTAATAGTAAAGGTTATTCTGTCTCCGTTACTTTTACTTGCCTGTGTCTTGTGTGTCATCCAGCCAGGAAATAGTAACACGTCATTTGTATTTACATTAACTTCCTTCCAATAATCATGTATAGTGTTTTCTGGAATACGTGAATAGTGTGTCCAGTTAGTTCTTAACAGTTGTTCAAACATTAGGTTACCACTGTCCTGTGGAACCTGTACATAAGCTGACACCACCACGTTAGTTGAACCATGATCATGAGGTAAAGTATGAGCATTTATATTGTGTATATTAGTCCAACTACCCGTGGCGATGATATCTGTGTACTGAACGTCCCATTCATGTAAACAAATTTCTATTTTGGGTCTTAGCCACATCATAAAATCTCTATTGCACTCCCATTCATGAGGAGGATTTGGATGGCCGGCAGTTGACTTGCCTCCGTCTGCTTCTGTTTGATGTAGCTCTGCTTCTTTGGCTTGGTAATCTAAAAACGCCTGGACATCAAATCCTGGTTCGTAATTATATTTCCAAACTAAATTTGGTAAGATTTTTACTTCGCTCATTGTTATACCTCATACACTAAAGTATATAACAAAAATACTATGCTGTCAAGTTAAAGATTGGCTTGAGTTGCTCGTTGTGCCATTTGGTCTACTTGGTCCGGAGCATCACTTTGGACTGGTGCATCGGTATCAGCTTCTTTCTTTGTAGAAAGTGTAACACCTTTATCATCAAAATTCTTTACGTAAGTTTTTAAATCTGGATTAGCATCGTAAATTTGTTTGAAGCCATCATAATCAAACTGTTGGAACTTCATGTTTTTCATTAATTGGTTGATTGCTTCAAATGAAAGATAGGCAGACTGTTCTTGTTCATCAGCACTACCTATCTGATTTCTAAAAATTTGTACGAGTGCTTCTTTGGAATTTGTAGCCTCAGTTACTTTACTGGAGCCTTTTTTTTTGAGTCAGTTAGTAACTGACCTAATCTTCTACTGCGTTCTACGGATTCTCGTTTTTCTCTATCCGCTACTTCTTCACCGCCTGTTGCTGGTTCACTTGCACCAAACTCATCTGCTACTGGTTCTTCAACACCTGCGTCCGCGTCAACTGTAGGTTCCATCTCTGCTTCAGGATCTTCTGCTGGAGCTTCTGGATCAGTACCCATAGCCTCCGGAGCGCCTTCGCCTGTTACGATAGCTACGCCACCTGTTAGTGCTTCTCTTGTAGTTTCAAAAACTGTGTATAGATTTTCTAATGCTGGTTTTACAGTATTGATGAATTCTTCACTCTTTTCAGAACCAAGTTCGTCTCTGATCTTATCGCCTAATTCTAGCATTGATTCAGTTTGCATTTCTGCTGTGTCTTCCATCCAGCCTGTAACTCTATCAACCATGTCCTTTGCGGCCATAACTAATGTTGCTTCTTCTTCAGCGCCTTCTTTTACAACGTCTTCGTTTTTCTTAGCAATAGCTTTTTGTAAGCCTGCTGGTAATTTCTTTTGTTTTGCAGATAAGCCTTTTGAATCATCTTTTTTATCATCGCCTTTTTCGTCAGCGGCTTTTTTCATAGGCTCTTTTTTGTCGCCGTCTTTATCTAAGTCTAAGAAGTCTGGCTTGGCCTTTTCAGCAATCTTTGATCTCTCTGCAATCTCTTGGTTAATAACGTCTAGGAACATTCTGCCTTTTTGATATGCATCGCTTTTGTGAACTGTTTCGAAACTTTCATTAGTTTCAACTTGACTTAATTGTGTACGTAATTTGTTACGTGCATCTTCTAGTTGCTCGTTAGTAAAATCGCCTAAACGAAGTTTAGTTCCGAATGTTTTAGCTAGTGACTCATTTAAGTCTTTAGCTGATACAATTTTAAGTTCATTTATTTTCATAGTACTTGTTCCTATCGTTATAGTTATTTATCTTCAATCGTCAAAGATATACTCGTCTAATTGGCAGATATACGACCAAGTATGGTCTTTTGCCAGTTCAAAACGCATTTCTGCGGCGTCTCTACGGAATTCATCGTCTGTAGACTCTATAGTATGCTTGTGAAATATGCTATCCATATAGTGTTTACCTAGCTTTTGATCTAAATCTAGCACAGTTTTTTGGGTATACTCGTCATTCCTAGCCCTTGCTTTGGCTAATGCTATTGCTCCACGTTTACTAAAAGTTGTAGCTACTCGCTTATGTGTTGCTACATCAAATATAAGATATCCACCTTCTTTTTTGGACTCTCTGAATATAGTGTTCTTGATACGTACTGACTTACCCTTGCCTTTCACATAGGGCAAATGGACTTTCTTGAGTCCACTCTCCATTATTTCATCTAGATCTTTTTGAAGTTTATTGGGATTCATTAGCAACTACCACTGTCATTCCGTTACGGTTAACTTTAGTTATTAGAGCTTTTCTAATAAGTCCTTCGATAACGAATTGTTCTCTTTCTGGGAAAGCATGAAATGGAATAGGGTGTTGTACTTTTGCAAGTACTTCCTTTTCCTCATTACTTGTTTGAATACTGAATTCACCTAATAGATCATTTATCTTCATTATACTACCTTACCTGCCATAGGATTAGTTCCTCCTGTGGCCTTATCAGCTTTTTGTTTGACTATTTGATCTAGTTCTTTTTTGTTATATACGAATGCTTGTGGCTCTCCAGGTTTTGCTTCTGGATTTTTTAATGTAACCATATCGCCTTTTACATCGTCAATATCGAATTCAGTTTCCTTTCCACCTTGAGTAGGTATTGCTAATTGCGATCCTTTTTTAAGGATTGCGTTTGAAACTTTATCTTGTGCTTTTTGTACGGCTTTCACTGCCGCTTGGCCTATGCCCTTGGCTTTGTTCATGCCAACCTTACCTAATTGAGCTCCTGCTTTAACTCCTGCCTTAGCGGCCGCTGTTCCCATCTTTGCACCCACACGTCCTAGTGCGGCTCCAATAGCTGGAACGACTTCAACTACTTCTTGTTTTTCAACTGGCTTTGTAAAGTCTTTTGCTCTCATTAGCTTTTCTTTCTTCTTCCTGTTTTAAATTTCTTTCTTCTTGCTGGAGCCTTTTTATAACGTTTTTGCGTTTGTGGCTTGTTCGCAGTAGTAAGTCTTTTAGTTAATCCACCAGCTCTTTTAATACGGCCGGTCTTTACTTTCATTACACTACCTTTACGTGCCTTAGCTCTCTTTATATTTATTGCACTACCGACTCGCTTTTGTGCGTTACAGGTTGACGGTTGTGCTACAATTCTGCCCTTACGTGATCCAGATGTACATCTGTACTTACGAACAAGTTTGCCCTTGTTTCTTCCCCAGATCTGAATAACACCTTCCTTGATAGACTCTGTCATGATCTCGTTGATCTTCATTATCTTCTTCCAGCTTTATTCAATGCTTGTACTCTACGTGAAGCAGGATTCGTACGTTTTGTTCTACGTGCTTTACGCATCATTCTAGCACCTATCCTTGCTCTAGTTCTTTTCATAGTTAGACGTGCTTTCATATCAGGTGCCGCGAAACATTGTGCCATCTGTTTGACAATACGTCCTTTACGTCTACCTGCTGTGCAACGATACTTTCGCACGACCTTTTTACCAGATCGAGCCCATATCTGCTTTTCATCTATCTGTTCATATAATTCACGTACCAGCATACGTGTATTTATCTATGTGTTTGGGGAAGTGTTTTGGTTTGGATTATTGAGAATTCATTAATATTACGACTATTGTTGAAAGTAGTCCAGCTATAATAGTACCTGTTGCACCTATTAATACCTTTGTCATGGACTTGTTGTTGTTCGTAATATCGGCGTGGATATGCTCAACCTTAGTTTCAATCTTACTCAGACGAAGCTCTAAGTTGTTATATCTCTGTTCGCATAAGTCTACGTGTGCTTCTAGACTTTCTTTTTCTAATTTTGTGGCTCTTGCCATCTCAATATCTCTCCGTTCCTTATTTTATCGTGGAAGGGGCCTATAATCAAATCGCCTGTAATAGATGTAATGTTTGCCTTATGCTATTATTTATACAGTACCACTCTGGTTATTATCTACTAGCTTAAAGATAATATTGCGGTTACTGTCGTCTTTTGTTCTAAACGCATTGTTATTTATAGTAATGCTTTCTGTCAAACCAGGTATAACTGGCACTAGATCAAAGTCGTCTTTGAGGAAGTCTACAGTCAACGCACCTTCTTGTTCAATGCTAAACTTAAAGTGCCAAACCTTGTGTTTGCCTTTATACCCTGAACCAAATTCACTGTTTGTAATATCTAGGTCTTCAACTACACTAGGTGCTTCAGTAAAGTATGGGTTAGATCTCAAACCTATTACCTGCAAGAATGTGTTCCAATTTGCTTGTTGATTGATAGCTTGTCTATCATCTGAACGAAACTTGGTTTGGTTAGTCTGAGTTATGTCTATTAATGTAGCAATCTCAAAGTTCATACTCATACTTATAGTCATAAAAAAAGGGCGGAACAATAAATGAACCGCCCTTTTATGTTAGTTTTAGAAACTATCTAATTAACTTTGGATTACGCCGCTGTTAATGTAGAAGCCGCCGCAACAGTTGATCCAGAAACGTCAATGTCGTTTGGTCCTACTGCTGTTCCTAAGTGTCTGATAGCCGCTTGTAAAGAAGCCGCGTCCCACTGAGTGTCGTCAACTAAAAGTGTTGCCGTACCAGCGTTTGAATCTGTGAAAGAAGATCCAATTGCGTTAGTTGCCATCATTACTGCTTCAACAACTTCGTTAGCCGCGTCATCTTCTGCTCTGATGTCTTGTGCTGAGTTTGAAGCATTTTTTATTGTTACTAAGAAAGCACCGATGTTTGCTGTGCTTCTGTATGATCCAACAACGTAGTTGCCGAATCCGTTTACTCTTGTTATTCCAGCCATTTTATTTCTCCTATTTTCTAATGACCAACACACTTTTCTCTTGTGTGATGTTACTAGTATTTATAATATTTTGGAAAAAACCGAAGTTATCGGCGTTGTTTGGCTCGTTTTTGTAAAGATCTTAGCATTTGAACGTATCCTGGCCCTGCTTTTACAATATCGTCTATCATTTGTACCGCAGGCATATATTGTTTAACAAACGTACTAGGAATGCTTTGACCGTTCTTTGCAAGTTCTAAAAACTTTTTAGTACCTACTAAATTTCTTGCACCAACTAGATATCTATACAAAGATAATTCCTTACCGCTTGTAGAAAGATCTGGTACACTAATAGTTGGTTCGTTATCTTTTATTGAACCTGTTTCTAAATCTCTTTCAGCTACAAGTTCTTCTAAGAATCTAATTATATCACTGCTTCTTAATTTTGCTCTAACGGCTAACACTAACCTTGTTGCAAGTTTTTTCTTATCGTATGTTGGTAGTCCATTGTAATTAGTAAGCTGTCTACGAATGGCTTTGTAATCAGCATTGGAGATACGTAATGCTGATTCAATACCCATAAACGTTTCACTAGTCTGTGAACTCATACCACTTGCAAGTGTAGTTAGATATCTATTGATTGCCATTGCTGGTAGTGTTGTTCTTCTTGCTACCATTCTAGCAGTATCAGGATCCTTTAGTTTTGCGAGAGCATCATCATCTCCATTTACAAAATAAATGAAGTTATGTAAGTCAGTGCCATGCATCTGAAAACGTTTATAGTTTACGTCTTTAGTTGCTTTTGCATAAGCCTTTGCGGCTGGCACAAACTTTGGGTGCTTTCTAAGAAGCTCAAGAACAAGTAGACTTAGATAAAGTCTTTCACAGCAATCGTTGTATGTCAACTTTGCATTGTCGCCCGAATTACGGGTCATTCTTGCTTCGTACAGCTCTTCTAAAAACTCTAGTTCCATTAACTTATTCCTTAACTTGTATAAGCTGATCTTTCTTTGTTTCCACCGTCGCCCATGTATGCGGCCTTAAACATTCCAACCATATCCTTTTGGTCTTTTGCTTTTAGCATCATACCTAACACATCGTCATTCTGTACGTCAATCGTAAACTTTCTCTTTACGTCTGGCTTTACTGCGTCAGTAGTTAAAAACATTTTAAGTGTCTGTGCTTGTTGTGGTGTAATGTCATACTTCTTACCACTGTCACTTACAACGTGTTTAACTGGGTTAGGGTTTCCTCTACTATCTAGAACCTTTCCTAGTTGTATAATCATTGGTTCTTTTTTGAACTCTTTGTCCATTCCAGCTTCATCGTCATCAGCTGGATCTAATGCTTTCTTTAAAGAATCAATAGCATCTTGATCGTCTGCATCAATCTCTTTAATAAAATCATGTGCTTTCATTTGTATCTCCTATCTTTGTACTGCTCTGTTAGCCGCACTAAATCCTGCACGATTAACAAATTTAATATCACCAGTTGGGTGAGCTAGTACATATCCTTCTCCACCTGGCTTATCTCCTATTGATGCTTGTACATCAGCAGGTTGTTTTTCTAGTTGATCTATAATGTTGTTTTTTACTTTCATTATACCCTCAACAATATTCCATAAAGCCGTAAAGGCCTGTATGTTTGTTTTGATATACTCAGTTATCTTTGCCTTTTTATTATTGCTAACGGTACTACTTTGTAACCATTGCATAAAGTCTTTGCCTAAGTTATCTAATCCTGTATCTGTTTTCACGTTAACGTAATTATATAATATGTCTGAGAAGTTAGATAGTTGCATAGATTTCAACTTCCCTTTATCTAATAAGTTATCAATGCCTGACGCATTCTTGTTAACGATAGCAGTAATTTTATTGATACCACTCATGTCTACTTCTGGTGGTTGTTGTACAGTGACTGGAGGCAACACTAATAAATCATTGCCTTGGAATATATCATAATCAGTTAATGGCTTTTCAGCGCCGTCGGGCTCAACAATTCTATGAATTACAACCCCTGCCTTGGACGATGCAACACGTTTACCTATGTCACTGTCTGCGTTAACTTTATAGGTAACCAGTTGCGGTTTAAAAGTATATGCTCCGTTATCTTCCTGCGGTGTGTTAAAATATAACATATCGCCTTTGAAGTAGCCTCTATAGTCTTCTGGTATTGCCTTTTCAAACGTAGGAAATACTGATTTCATATTGCCTGCGAACTTTCCAAATCCTTCTGGATCTCTTTTGTATCCAGGTCTAGCCTTCAGCATCTTTTCTATGTCATCTCCTGACTTGGCTTTACCATCATAACCTTTTGCAACAAAGCCTGACTTGTCTGTAAACACAAAGTCACCTTTATCATCTCTACCAAATATAACTGCTGGGGAACCGTCCCATTTAATTGTAAGTGATTTCGTGTTACCTTTTGTTAATCCTATAATAGAATCAATAACACGTTTCGCACCTCTACTACCTTCCCAGAAGATTATATCTTCTGCATGATCGATACGAGCACCTTCTCTTAAAATATTATTGAATTCATTAAATTTCATTACGGTAACTGAAGTCCTTCTTTTTCAAAGTAGTCTTTTGCATCTTTAACTAGATTCTCATAATTAGGATCTGTTTTAATTTTTGCATTAATAGTTTCAACACTTCTCATATCATCAGCAGTTGCACCATCACCTAATAAAGTTTTAGCTACTTCTCCAGGATCTTTAGTTACAGGTTCGTTAGTAATTCTATCTACCAATCCGTTTGTTGGTGACCATTTATATCCTTGTGCTTTTGCAATACTGGCTATCATGATCATTCTGTGTTGTCCTTTAAACTCACTGTCAGCCGCACCACGTAGGGCGAACTGCATAAATTTAGGATCACCAAACATCAAATCTGTTTGTACAAATCCTCTCTTGGGGTCTCCAAGTATAGGAGTTTTGAAATGTACACTGATACCTGTCTTTGCTATCCAGGCTCTATCATCATCGTCAGGTGCGTTCTTATCTTTCCATGCTTTTAGTTTTGCTACTAAATTATTCTTGTCAACCTTCTCTTTGTCAACTGCAACATCTAAATCACCACTAGTAGGTTTGATACCTGTGCTACCTAGCATAAAGTTTACATGATCAAGTCCTGTGATTTTTTCAAGCCATTTAAGGGTAGGCTCTACATCAGCTTTGTTTATTCTTTGTGTTGCTTCAGCACCATCTGGTGTTTTGAATACGTTACCGCCCTCATTAAGAATTTGCATTGTCGTCATCCTTTTGCTTGGATTCTATAATTTTATCTACACCACGTTTAAATTTTCTAGGGTCTCCACTTCTAATACTGTTGATAAAACGTCTTTCCAATTCCTGTGCAGTTTCTTGATCATAGCTTTCTGCAATCCTATTCAATAGGTTTATAGCACTTTCAATCAAGTTATTGCCTGTGGATTGGATCAAAGCATCGTTATTGGTTGTACGATGTATCTGATTCAACTCTTCTAATATTGATCTTGTACGTTTTCTCATGGTCTCTGTTCCCTTATACTGTATTTAGTGTTATAATATCATTATTGTCCAACAATCAGGTTGACCTTGCTACTGTTATATAGTATTATAAGTAACATAAATCACAGATGCGGGTATCGTATAGTGGTAATACCTCAGCCTTCCAAGCTGATGCTGTCAGTTCGATTCTGACTACCCGCTCCATACTTTATTATATGATCACATAAATACACTTGCAATGGAGGGCAAGTAATATGGGTTCATTTAATAATAAAATTATGGCAGAGTTCAATCCACCACGTAAGTGGGTTCTTGGTAGAGATTTGTCATACACAACCTCAGACCTTACAGTTGAAGAAATCAAAGCATTAAAAGGTGTTGGTGTCAAAGTAAAACGAGATACTAACAAAACAGAAACAATAACAGTACCAACAGGGTTCGTAACAGATTTAGCATCAGTGCCGAGAGCTATGTGGGCCTTTATTGCTCCTTTCGATGTGGCTAGAGCGGCAATCATACACGACTTACTATATAAGACTATCAGACAGTATCGTTGGAAGATGAAAGATAAGGAAGACAAAGAGCTTATCAAAGCGGCCAAGGTAGCTTCAGACAAGGTTTTTCTTTTAGGAATGCGTGATGCAGATCCTAAGGTACCAGGGTGGAAGATATACTCATCTTGGAAAGCAGTAGATTTATTTGGTAACGGTTCTATAGTACCAAACAAAGACAATATCTAAAGTGTGTGCGGGTAATTAGCCCGCCACATTTTTTTCTATAGGAAAGTCATTTCCGCTTTCTAATATTTCATAAGCAGGAGTAGATTCAATAGCAGGCGGTGCCTGTACTTCTTCTTCCTTGTCAAACCAACTTACTATTTCAATTGCTATATTGTAAGCTATCCAGCCAAACAATACAAATTCTAATGCGTATGTTTTCATTATAATAAACTCCCAGGTAAAGGTTCTTTCCATGTTCCATGTTGCTCATATTGTTTTTTGATGTTTCTCATAGTTGCTCCATGATGATTTTGCATTTCAAAAAACTTCTTAAGCATTTTATTATTAGGATCTAACCTTAGAACTTCACAGGTTAGAACTTCTTGAATATGCCAGTCCATTGCTTGTTTTGTACTTTGCATACCAACTCCTTTCAAAAAAAATGGAGCCTTCCCTAAGGTTGGCTCCTGATTAAAATTATAATATACTATCTTTATATTATAATGTCAACCTATATTTCTGCACAGGCGTAAGAATTAATTTCTAATCCAACAGAAATCTCTTTTATCACGGGTTTAGTCCATTCCATCGTTAATCTCCAAAATAGTTTGAAAGTTAAGTGCCGGTTGTCTTGTGACCGCGGTCCACAGTACAAAAAAAGTACTAATAATATATATCATTTAGAAGATGAACATAATATGAATAAGAAAGGTACCCCGTGAAAGGCTTCCGGGGCACCCATTGACTTAGGCTAGTTTAGCCGCTATCTCTTTCTCTGCTTCTGTGGCAAAGTTTTTATCCCAGTTATCTAAATGCTTTTTCATAAACGCATTGAACACTGGAGGT